AAGATACGTTCTTTAATAGTAAAAATGAACTCAGACATTCTGAATTTAGGAAATACCACCGCTCGCGTAACGTTGTCAATCCTGGACAAGTTGCGAACTGGCCATTTGGTCAGACTGTGAAGGTTGAGTTTCGTCCCCAAAATATGGGTGACCTCCTCAGTAACATGTGGTTGAGTGTGACCATGCCTGGACTCACAAATCCTTCTACTGGGTTTTACGCAGACCAGCTGGGTCGACACATTCTCAAGAGTGTCACGATGTTTGTTGATGAACTCGAAGTCGAAAAGATTCATGATGATTGGGGAATCATATATGATGAACTCTATCTCGAGATGTCAGAGAAGGTTGCGAATCGGTTCTTAGTCAACAGGAATCTCGGTTTCGATGACTCAACCACAGCTGAATTTAAAGAGATTTCTCGGAACAGCTCAGACCTCATGATTCCCCTTCACTTCTTCTTCTCTCGGAAGTTTGCGAGTGATGAGTATTCATCCAATGCACCGAATCGCCCCTATTTCCCTCTTTGTGGGATATACAGACAGAAGATTATATTCGAGCTTGAGTTTCATAAACAAACCTTCTTCACAGAGAGTACAAAGGTTCTCGAACTTGGTGAGTTTAGACTCATCACCGAAGAAATCACAGTCAACCCTGAAGAGCGGAAATACTTTGCGAATGAGAGACAGACATTTATCACAGACTTGGTTCGCAAACACCCAACCACAGTGAGTGAAACTGGGAAAGATGTTATCCGTACAAACCTTGTACCAAACATACCAGTCAAATGTATCCACTGGTTTCTCAGAAATACCGATTTCGAAAATGAAGATGTCGCCAATGGACCCGAACCAGCCAACTTGGAGAAGCAGTTCTGTCAGAATCGTTTCAACTTTTCTTCAAACGTAAACTTCGACGAGATTCAAACATTCTTCTATCCTATCATGTCCGAAGCGAGTTTTTACATCAACGGTAACAAACTCCCAAATGTTTCCAACACCAACCACAACTACTACAAATATCTCATCCCATCGAGGAATCGTCTAGCGAGACCTTTCAGGAATGTGTACACATACAGTTTCTCGATGAACCCAGTAAACGTGGAACCATCGGGAAACTTGGATTTTAGTCAGATTCAGTCAGATAAAACATCGATAGAAGTGAAACTAGATACGAGTGAAAATTCATTGGTGAATGTGGAATCTAATACGTACTCTCTGAACATGTATTACACGGGGTATCAAACATTCGTATTTGATAAGGGGTTTATGTCAATTGCTTACTAAAAAGTGCCGTCTTGTTTGAGGCGATATAGTCGATGATGTTGTTCTTGATACACCATTTGATGAAATTCAACTGCGCTAGAGTTGTATGGATTTCATGAGATGTCCCAGGAATCGTGTATGCAAACTTCTCTGACCGACAGAAAGGGTCAAAGAGTTTCTTACTGTATCCATCCAAGCTCGACTTGTACGCGCAATGTACAGTAAAGAGTTTGCCGTCAGTTGTCTTGTAGGACGTATTGTTCTTCTTAGCATAGTTTGTGATGAACCATTCTAGGTTTCGAAGTGAGATGCCACTCGATTTGTCCAAAATGGTCAGTAGTTTAGTTCGGTTTTTTTCATTTTCGTAAAAGCCGTTTATCGAATTTAATAGAATACCCGATTTACTCATTACAAATATCTCGCCCTAATTCTATAAGCCCTTTTGAATTTCTTCACACATGAGTTTGTTCAAATCCAGGTAACTGTTCGAGTTTTCACAGCCTGGACATCCACTGACATTCATCTGCTCTGGTCCGTGGGTATGTAAATTTTTACTTGGCAGGTGACGCCTCTTGATACGTTCTCCTTGAGCCTTGTGATACCGACAGTATCCATCATGTACAGCTCTAAATGAGCATCTCTTTGTCCCTTCTGCTGTCGTCTTCGTACCCTTACATCCCCCAGACTTGTTCGTCTCAGCTATGTCTCGTAAAAGGAGGTCAAGTGGTATACCATGAGTCTTGGAAACATTCTCTAGAGTCATACTGAGCTTATATTCGGTATACCTAGAAACCTCATCTTCAACCATTTCGTACATGTGTTCGTTGATAGCATCCTCGATACGACCAGGTAGTTCTTCGATAACCAGTTTCTTTACGCTATCAGCGACGATTTTCGAAATCTTGTCCTTCGAAATCATGACTTACTCATACTTTGCTCGTAGTTTTTAAATAAGTCTTCAACCGAATTCTCTCTTTGTCTTTTTTGCTTAAGGCGTTCCCGAAGGTCGGCAACTTTTCCAGTGTCGTCGAGACCCTGTTTTCTACACTCTTCGATGAGCTCCTCTTTTTTCATGGTACTCAGAGCGGGTTCACGCTTTTTGGGAGGTGGCTTGTGGGACTCGATGATTTCACCAAAAATCTCTTGCTTCGTGTTATCATACAGGGGGTCGAGTAGGTCACATACAGGGTTCAAGAACTTGTTCACGAAGTAGTAGTGGTAATCCACGGGTATATTGTTCTCCTCAACATACTTAGGGTCTTCAGACTTTTCAAACGCTTTCGCTCTAGGGTTACCCGTATTTACGAGTAGGTACGGGACGCGGTCTCCAGATTGTGGTTCAGAACCAGGCTTCCTTTCACGCATCTTGTTGACCACCTGTACGTGTGCCTGATTGATTTGCGAACTTTGTGGACTCGTGATGGATACTGCGTTCCCCCCAACTTTGTATGAATCTGCTAAGGACTGACTCAACACAAGCTTATCGTTAGATACCTGACCACTCAAAAGTTCGTTTGCGCGTTTCTGTGCCAACTCTTTGGGTGGACCCGTGTCGTTCGATGTCAACACAACATCGAGAAGTTCCTTGCACACCTCCCGAACATGTGGTGTATTGTCTCGACGAACAACTTGAAGACCCTTGATGTCTATATAGTCCATATGCATCTGGTCATCCTTCCCCTTTGTCCACAACTTGGCAGCGTAACGCTTCTTTGAGTACAAGAAGTATGGCCAGTACACCTTCTCAAGCTCCAGGTTGTTTGGCTTCTTGAAGAGAGCGCTACACTCCTCCGCAGCCCTTTCACCAATTTCCCAACTGTACTTCACAGCCTCTTCACCTGTGCGGTCACCCACATCAAACTCAACCATCACTGAATCCGTATCACCATACCTCACCTTTGCCCCAGGAAAATTCTTCTCGACGTAGTTTTTCGTATCTTCAATCATCATGCGACCCTTACACGTCGTCGTCGATGCGATAGGTACACAGGGTAGAATACCCTTACCAGCACCTGTGAAACCGTAGACAGAGTTCATTGATACCTTGTACGCCAACTGCTTCCCGTTGTACACCTCTTTCATAGCACCAGTCGCAGCCGCCATATCCTTTTTGGCCTTTTTGCGAAACTGCTTGAGTTCTATGAGAATACTCGGAAGAAGGCTTGGGACATTCTGAGCAAACTTGTATGTACGGTCACCAACACTGAACGTCTCATACTCAACACCAGGCACGTTGCCATACCTCCTCTCATCCATCACTAGGGTGGAATAGCAAAGGTTGTGAGCTGTCATGATTGATGGATACAGCGCTTCAAAATCTAGAGCTGTGATTGGTGTATAATAGGCTCCCTTCTGAGCCTCTAGAACAGTAGCACCCTCATATGGCTCCTCTGGAATCGAACCATACTTAATGGTCGGTACCATATATCCAAGTTCCCTCGCCTTCTTTGTCAATTGACTGAAGACCTTGATTTGCTGGCCACGCTCAACCAGGAAGCATAGGGGTACCCATGTCGCCTTCGCCATCTCCAAGAGGTTCAATAGGGTACACAACTTCTTCGTGAGTCTGTGTGGAAGAAGTGTATCCTTGATACAGTACTCTGCGACTTCACCCAATTTTACAGGGTCTTCCTCCTTGTATCGCGCAAACATCTCCTTTGGGGACATGTCAATCTTCTGGTCACCCAGGTACAGCTTCGAAACTTCGTTGAGTTTGTAGGAATCCAACTTGTACCCCTTCTTCACCTCATGGAACAAATCGAAAATGAATCGTCCAGGCATTGGCAGAAGTTTCAGGAAGTTGTCACCCAATGC